GTAAAATAGCAGATAAACTTTTTGATTTAATGTCCCGGCAACGAGACAGCTATAAGAAAGAAGTTGATTTATTAAAGGAGGTTTCTGATGATAGAAAAGAAAAAACTGAGAAAATCCTTGAGGAGCACAAAGAAACTCTACAAGAAATTGAGGAATCCCACGAAGTTAAAGTCAAAGAGTTAGAGGAAAAAAAGCAGGCAGAAGTCGCAGAAGTTGTTGAGGAATTCAAAGACCGACCTGACGATTTGGCAAAAGAAATTGCCAAGATTCTGAATGCAGAGCATCTTTAAGAGGAATAATGAAAGTATTATCAGTTTTTATTTGTTTTCTAATAGCATTAACACCAGTCACGGTATATGCTCAAGAAACTAATTTAAGTGGCAAGGTCTCATCCTTGGTTAAGGGTGAGACCGCCCCATATACTGGCGTATTATTAGATACAGTGGCATCTTCAAAAATGCTGATTGATAAGAAGTACATCAAATTAGAAGTAGAATTAGAATTAAGAAAAGAGTTTGCTAAAGAATTAGCAGAGAAGAGATTGGCGTTTGATTTACTAAAAGTAGAATACGATGGCCTTAAAAAAATCCACGACGAGACAATAAAAATAAAAGACGATCAGATCACAATGCTGAATGACACCTTGAGGGACGAAATTTCTGGAGATTATTCGGAATGGTGGTTAACAGGCGGCGTAGCACTTGGTATAATACTATCTGTGACAATATTTTATGCAAGCGTGGAAATTGCAAAGTGAAAGATAAGGACCTTAACTACATAGCAGCCCTGGAAAAGGCAATTAAGAAGAAATACGGTGATGACGCAATCCAAAATCCCGCAAAGCACTGGGACGAGGACAAAGAAAAAGAATATATTGAACAATTAAAGGAATTTGTTGAAAAACAGAAGAAATATGAGCAAGAGCGCTATGTTGAAAATCCTGACGGTATTTTAGTCAGTCGTAAACTACTTAATAGAGAAGGAATTATTAATTGCCCCGTTTGCAGCAGGAAAACAAAAACAGTAGATGATGACATATACATTAACAAATACGAATGTTGTAGTAAATGTTTCATACAATATGTTGAAGGCCGCAAAGAACGATGGCTAAACGGATGGAGACCAAAAAATGTCGCAAAAAGTAGTTGATATATTAAGAGGGATTTCCCAAGCCGCCGCTGGAATGTATGATGGCGCGCACGACGAGAATGGTGAACCGATTAAGATTGGTCTCAAGAGAGAAGAAGGCAATCCAATGCTTGATAAGAGAGTTATTGATGGTTGTAAGATCCGCTGCAGCGGCAAGACATTAATAGTCTCCTATCATTCTGAATTATTATTAAAAGATGTATACGCTCAAGACTTAGAGAGCGAATTAGAACAAACCATGTCGGATATAGTCAGTTACTTAAAGAAGCAATATCGTAAAGTAACTGGAAATACTCTATCATTAAAAGAAAAGGGCGAGTGTGATGCACGAGTTGAATCAACGAGCCGTGTCCGGGTTTTTGTTACAGCCAGCAAACACTATGAAATCGGGAACATGGGCGAAACTGAGGATGTAAAAGACCCTTCAGAGGACAAAATTGAAGCAAACTTCAAAAAGTTCTTAGAGCAAGGCGGCCTTGGCACAAAAGCCAAGAACGATAAGCGAAAAGCTGAAGCCTGATAATGTCCTTCTCTTTATCTAAAGAGCAAATCTTAAAAGAAATCGTAAAGTCTGGCAAGGATCCCGTGTATTTTATTAACAATTACGCGAAGATTTCTCATCCAATGAAGGGTCTTATTCCTTTTAAGACATACGACTTTCAGACCGATTTGGTTAAAGACTATAACGATCATCGCTTTACTGTGATCCTCAAAGCAAGGCAGTTAGGTATCTCTACGATTACTGCTGCTTATGTTGCGTGGATGATGATGTTCCACCGTGACAAGAACGTGCTCGTTATCGCCACAAAGTTTGGAACAGCAGCCAATTTGGTTAAGAAAGTCAAGGCAATCCATAAACACCTACCAGAGTGGATGAAGATCGCCAGTATTTCTATTGACAATAGAACTTCTTTTGAGCTAACCAACGGATCTCAAATCAAAGCGTCTTCTACAAGCTCAGATGCTGGTCGTTCAGAGGCTCTGTCCCTATTGGTGATTGACGAGGCCGCGCACGTCGAGGGCTTAGATGAGCTATGGACCGGTCTATATCCCACACTATCAACTGGTGGTCGTTGTATTGCTCTTTCGACGCCAAATGGTGTTGGCAATTGGTTTCACAAGACTTGTATTGATTCAGAGATAGATAAAAATGATTTTCATATGGTGACTCTCCCTTGGCAAGTTCACCCTGACCGAGGACCTGAGTGGTTTGAAAAAGAAACCAGAAATATGTCTCGCCGCCAGATCGCCCAGGAGCTTGAATGTAACTTCAATATGTCAGGGGAGACGGTATTTCACCCTGAAGATATGCAGCACATACAGAATTGCATATGTGAACCCAAGTACAAAACTGGATTTGACAGAAATCTATGGATTTGGGAAGAGTATCAACCATCAGCATCCTACTTTATGTCTGCTGACGTGGCAAGAGGCGACGGGCAGGATTATTCTACATTTCATATCTTCAATTTGGAGACCAGCGAGATTGTGGCAGAATATAAAGGTAAGCCAACACCAGATATTTTTGCTGATTTAGTATTCCAGACCGGCAAGGAGTTTGGAGGTTGTATGATTGTTGTAGAAAACAACTCTGTTGGTTGGACAGTGCTTAACAAACTTGAAGAAATGAGTTATCCTAATATATATTATTCAAGGAAATCAACCCACGAGTTAGTTGAGCCACACTTAGCAGAGATGTCGGGAGTTGTCCCAGGATTCTCAACCACAATGAAGACAAGACCACTTATCGTGGCCAAAATGGAAGAGTTTGTCAGGAATAAACTAATTACAATTAAGTCCAAGCGTTTATACAACGAAATGAAGACTTTTATCTGGCACAATGGTAAAGCACAAGCAATGAAAAAACACAATGATGATTTAATTATGGCCGTCGCAATTGGTTGCTGGGTAAAAGATACAGCATTTACTGTCAATCAGAGGGCAGTCGCTTATCAAAAAGCGTTTTTATCATCGATGTCCGTAACCTCTGCGAAAAAATTAAATACATCTATATCAGGCATGCCTCAATATGAGAAAGTGCGAAGAGACAGCAAGATACAAAGCAACATCAAGGACCATAAAGACTTCTTGTGGTTATTAAAGGGATAAATTATGGCATCTCCAATAAATAAAAGAACAACAAGAAACCCAGTCAGCCCTCTTTTTAGGCAATTAACTAAATTGTTTTCCGGACCGATGGTTAAGTATCGTCGCCAAGACACGCGTCAATTAAAAAAGAGAAGATTAGACAAATATAGTTCCCGCTTTCGATCAGCCAGCGGCCAAGAATTTAAGAAGTCTGCCTATGGTGAGGTTTATGACGCTCTCCAAGCAGACTATTATCAGAATCAAAATAGGATGGACCGATATGTTGACTTTGATCAAATGGAATACACTCCAGAAATCGCCTCGTCCCTGGATATATACGCTGATGAGATGTCAACATTCTCTGTGTATCGTCCAATAGTTGATATTAATTGTAGCAACCAAGAAATTAAATCAGTTGTTGAAACTTTACTTTATAATATCCTTAATATTGAACACAATCTATATGGCTGGTGTCGTTCAATGTGTAAATATGGTGACTTTATTTTGTACTTGGATATTGAACAAGATGAAGGAATTAAAAACACTATCGGTTTACCTATTAATGAAATTGAGAGAATCGAGGGCGAGGACAAAAATAATCCTAATTATGTCCAATACCAGTGGAACACCGCCGGTATGACTTTGGAGAACTGGCAAGTTGCTCACTTTCGTGTATTGGGGAACGACAAATTTGCCCCATACGGCACATCTATTTTAGAACCAGCAAGAAGAATTTGGCGACAATTAACTCTTTTAGAAGACGCAGTTATGGCATATCGCATCGTTCGCTCGCCAGAACGCCGTCTGTTCAAGATTGACGTTGGCAATATCCCACCAGAGGATGTTGAGCAGTATATGCAGAAAGTCATGACTCAAATGAAGCGTAATCAGATTGTTGATGCTTCATCTGGTCGTGTCGATTTAAGATAC